TAAGGGGAATATAATAAAAACAGTTATGCCCCTAACTAACGCCCCTAACGCCTCCAATTTGTTGTTTATGAGGTAATTATTTTGCCAATTGCATGTTCCTCTTCTGCTTTAACTGGGCAAGAAGGGGCAATTTATTTCTCCCCAGGAGGAACTAAGTGGTGTTTAAAGGATTACACAGATTTTCCATCTGGAGCTAATGGAGTAACTGTTCCATCTAGCCATGATTTCAGGGTTAATGATCCTGTTAAATTTTCTGTTGTAAATACAGCAACCTTAGACACTGCCTTAACTGCTGGAACTACTTATTACGTTATTGCTACCACTGCAACGACAATAAAAGTAGCTACAGCGGCTGGAGGAACCAACATTGCTTTAAATGGTGATGGTGGTACTGGTTCTGCTGATAAAACTGGACATATAAATGTTCAGTATTCTGAGGCAGCAGCAGTTGCCCAAGTAAGAGAATTTTCTATTGATATAGAAAGAGAATTGCTAGATGTAACAACGCTTCCTGGCGGTGTTTCTGGTGTGTCAAAGTATGCACCATTTAGAAACCAACAAGGAGGTTTTGCTACAGCTTCTGGCTCTATGACTGTTTATTTTACAGACAGTCAAACAAGCCTTGCAAATCGTTTACTTGGTAACGTCCTTTTGAAATCTCAAGAAGGTGCAGCCGTCAAACTTTATGTTGATTGCGTTGATAATGGTTCAGGTGGTGTTGATGATGCGAGTAGCATTTTTGTTGACACAGATGTAACCATTACAGGGATTAGTTTAAATGTGAATCCTGATGATCCAACAACAGGAGAGGTTTCATTTAACCTCAATAATCCAAGACATATGTTTAGCACTTCATTGACATAAATGTTTAAATGTAGCTAACCCCATCATCCAACCCTGTTTTTATTAACAGGGTTTTTTATTGTTTAAAATTTAGGAGTGTAGATTGTCGCCTTCTGCACGATTGGGGGAGACTCACACAATACTCCCCCTTTTCAATGTCATCTGCTTAAGGAGGGCTATATAATTTCTTTAAGCGACAATTTTATTTATGGATGCATTAGAAAAATTAAAAGCTGCCTGTTCAATGGCAGCAGTAAAAAAAGAAATACCATTGCCTGATGGAACTACTTTTGATTTTTTTATTACACCAATGACGCTGGCAGAAAGATCAAAAGCAGAAGCAAATGCAAGATCAAAAGATCCAACAGATTTTGCTTTAAGGTTGTTAATTTCAAAGGCAAAAGATGAAAATAATGAGCTGCTTTTTAATGTTGGTCATTTGCCAGGGTTAAAGAATCAATTACCAGCAGCAGTAGTTGAAAAGATATGTCTTTCTTTAATGGGAGAAGAATTAGAGGAGGTGCAAGAAGAAACAAAGTTGAAAAGCACTAGGACAAAAACTAAAAAAAGATAGTGGACTATTAGCAGAATTGATTGTTGCTAAAGAACTTGGGTATACGTTGGTTGAACTAAGGGAAAGAATGACACCAGAAGAATTATTGCTTTGGCATTCGTTTTTCTCTCTACAAAAAGATGAAGAGCAAAGATTAATCAATAAAACCAGAATGCAACGATAGAATTAAAACAATACGGTTAAGGAATGGGATGGCTGAATCAACGCTTCTATTAAAACTTAAGGCTTCAGGCGTTCAACAACAGATTGCCAGAATACATAACAAGATGGTGGCGTTTGATCGTTCAGTTGGAACACTGCAAGGATCATTAAACCGAATGGCAAGAGTTTCTAAATCTGCATGGGAAAGATTTGGAAATCATGCAAGGAATGCAAGAAGAAGGCTTCAAGTTGCTACTGCAAAGATGAAAAAGTCTTTGTTAAGTCTTCGAGGCGTTTTAACTGGTTTAGGTATTGGGTTATTTGTTAGGCAAATATTTACAGCATCAGCAACGATGGAAAGATTTGAATTGCAATTAACTACTTTGACGGGATCAGCAGGTAAAGCAAGAGAGGTAATGGAAGGATTGCAAAAAGTTAATTTAAAATCTCCTTTTGAATTGCCTCAACTAATTAAGGCTTCAACAACATTAAAAGCATATGGAGTAAGAACAGAAAATTTAGTAGATATGACTGAAAGGCTAGGAAAAATTTCGGCTGGTACAAGTGGAGATATTGGTGGAATTGCAATGGCTTATGGTCAAGCGTTGGCAAAAGGAAAATTAATGGGAGAGGAATTAAGACAGTTTATTAACCAATCAGTGCCTGTTAGAGAAGAGTTAGAAAGACTTACTGGCTTAACTGGAGAAAAGTTTGATGATGCAATGAGGAAAGGGAAAATAAGTTCTAGTGCGTTGACTCAGGCAATTACAAATATGACATCTGAAACTGGAAAATTTGGAAAAGCATTTGAAAATACGGCTGATTCCTTAGATACAAAATTAAGCAATATGAAAGATGCTTTCTTTAGAGCATCGGCTGCATTGGGAGATGCTTTTAAGCCTGTCTTTAAATGGTTCTTAGATTCACTAACAGTAATTTTAAATTTTGCTGAAAGAGTATTTGCAAGAATATCAAGAGGAAGAGAAGGTTTTGCTGCTGATGCACAAGCACGATTTAGTGCTATTGAGTCAACTCAAAGTAAATTTGGACAGGCTGGAAATCAATGGCATAACAGCAAAGAAGCCAAAGAGTGGTTTAAAAAAGAACTTGAAAGATTTACGGCTATTAATTATAAAGCTGCTGGAATTACTCCAACTACTCCAGATCTTCCAAAATTGGACATAAAAAAAACAACTGAAGATACAAACAATTTAAATAATGCAACAGATAAAGTTTTAGTTAAATGGGAGTCGATAAGAGAAACCATTGCAAGTGGCTTAACAAGTGCAATTGAAGGGTTAATTTCTGGAACACAATCATTAGGAGAATCATTAGCTGGTATTGCAAAATCAATTGCAAGTATGTATTTAAAATCAGCCATTACAAGTTTTCTTCCTGGCTTACCAGCTAGTGCAGAAGGTAGATATGCCTCTAGTCCTATGGTTTCAACTTTGGCAGAAAAAGGAGAGCCAGAATATGTAATTCCTGCTGGTCGTATGGCAGAAGCTACTTCTAGATATAACTCAGGGCAAAGAGGTGAAAGTGTAATTCCAAGAGGTGGAGGATCATCTAATTATTCAGGTGGCTCTGGTGGAGCAACAGTAGTTTCATATAATGGCCCAGTGCTTAACTTTAATTCAGAAGAGTTTGTTCCTAAATCAGCAATAGGAGAAATTATTAATAGTGCAGCTTCTAGAGGAGCTAGAGCTGGAGAGGCTAGGACAATATCAAGCCTTAAAAACTCAAGATCAAGGAGGTCTACTTTAGGATTATGACTTTTGTTGCTTTAACTAATTTCATCACCATTACCAACCCAAATGGTTCTGTTCAGAATATTCCTGACAAGTTCCAGAATGGCAAACAACCTTCAATTAGTGGGCATGATTACCTGAGTTTTATTTATCAAGGTGCAACAAGAAATAGGACAGGTGACAACATGACCTCTTCTTTGATATTGGCTAATAGTGAGTTGAGTATGAACTATGCACAACAGATGGTTTTAAATAAATATCATGTAAAGGTCGAAACTTGTTTGATGACAAAAGATTTTGAAAAGCAATTAGATAATAATAATGATCCAAGAATATTAACCTGTGAAACTTGGTTAGCTTCTTCAATGTCATATGATCCAGAGACGATAGAACTAATTTTGAGTTCAGCAATAGATGCTGTTGGGGCGCAATGCCCCACAAAAGTCCTAACTAAAAATCTCTGTGGCTCTTTGCCTGTAACTGGATCATTACAAAACAGGTGAAGCCTCATCAATTAATTGGGCTTCCTTATCGTTTAGGAGCTGATCCAGAAAAACATGGAGCTGGAGACTGTTTAAGTTTATGTCGTGTTGTTTTAGCTAATTATGGTTTTACTGTCCCTTATGGGAAGCGTGATTGGTATAGAAGACTAAGAAAAAAAGATTATTCAGTATTTGAAGATGAACTAAAACTGTGGGGTGTTGATTCATCCCCTAAACTAGGAACAATTGGATTATGCCTAAGCAATGTGAATTGTTTGGGTATGGCAGTTTTTTATGAGGAAGGATGGCTGAGTTTTCGGAAGACATTAAGAAGCCAGGTGGTGATGTGGTGTCCTATAAACGCCCTCATGGTCAAAGGCTGTTACTACCAGCGGAAATAGAATTTTGTGAGCTTTTAGGTTGTAGCAAAGAACAATATTTTTATTTTTTAGATCAACAAGCTTTATACAACGGCAAAAGAAAAGAAGGCTATGAATTAATTCCTGATATAAGAGCTGAAATAGTTAGTACTCTTCTAGCAAATAAGATATTAGTACAGGTTGGAATTGCTGTTGCTGCTGCAACTGTTTCTTATTTATTAACTCCCAAGCCAAGAGAACAAAAGCCTGGATCTAGTCAAAGAACAGCAGATGCAATTGGTAATTCTAAGTTTGCTCCACAATCTTCTTTTGACAGTATCCAAACGCTAGCAAATGTAGGAGATATTATTAATTTGGTATTTGCTAATTCAGCAGAAAAAAGTGGGTATGGAGGTGTAAGAGTTAATAGTCAATTGTTATGGAGTCAGTTTGTCAGTCTTGGCAAATATCAACAGTTAAAAGCATTAAATTTATTTTCTTTAGGTGCGATTGATGGAGAACCTGATTATCAAGGTTATGCAATCGGAGATACTCTTTTAAATGCTTATAATTCCCACAAGGTTGGGCTTTATTTTAGAGATGGTAGTAATTCAGGTAATAACAGAATAAGAAGGGGTGATCTTAACCGTTTTTCTAAACTTACTTTTGATGATGGGAATGATCCTTTTGAAGTAGGTGTTCCAGACAATCAAGGGGGTGGATCAATTCCTACGATTACAAGCAAGGCATTTAGTGGAGCAAGAAACCCAACAACTCAAACAAGATTTGGAGCTTATTCACCATTTCCAAATGCCCAAATTTGTAGATTGCCTTATGAATTACAAAGGGACGCTAGGGGAGCAACTAAGGAGGCTGGATGGGATACACATAGAAAGAGAAAAAAGGTTGAGTTTGCTAAATGGCCTACAAGATGCGGTTTCTTATCTGCAAGTAATGGAGGTAATAAAGGAAGCCAATTAAGTTATCAAATAGTTGGAACAGCTTCAGGTCAAAGTGCAGGTTTACAACGAGTTTATGATCATGAAGATAAAAATGCTGATGCCTTCAATTATCGACCTCATGGAGTTGATGATGTAGACAGCATGACAACATCAATTAGAGAAAATACTGATAATTTATTTGCTGTTGGTGAACAATATTTAATAGGAACAGCGATTGCAAAATGCATAAGAATCCCTAATCCTGATCCGTGGACAATAGACAAGACAAAAGCATATTTCTTTGAAATTACAGAAGCTGGAGAATTAGATGTTCCAGTTAACAATCAAAGCTTATGGGATCATTGCCAAAACCCTAAATGGTATGATCCCCCAGGATCAGGTGCAGATAAAAACCCAACTTTTAGCCTGAGTGATACGACTCCAATTCTTTATCAACAGGAAATAAGTGGAACTATTCAAGGCTATCCAAGAGGAAAAAATGATTTATATTATGGATGGGATATTTACACAGGCCAAAGAGTTGCAATTGCAACCATAAGTAATAATAGAAAGTGTGATGTTACTGAGATTGGTTTAAAAAGTAGAGTTTATAAACAGATTAGATTTGCAAATATTGATAGTCAGCCAGATGAAGATGCATTGGCAAGAGCTTTTAACGAAAGATCCCAAATTACTTTAGGCCAAATTGATAGATATATTTCAAGGATTGAGTTCTTCATGCTTCAAGTAAGAGAGCTTGGATCTGATACTTGGTATGATTTAAAAAATGGATTAAGTAATCATCTTGGTTTATTTGCTGTAAAAGGAAATACACCAGAATTTCAATATAATTATATAAGTATTCATCATCCTGATGATACAAAGCAATATGAATATAGATTTAAACCTTATCCTGGGAATTTTATTACAAGAGGAAACAACTGGAATAAGAGAGTCAATCTCTTAAGTACAGCATCTGGAGGAAATAAAACTGTTCATCATTTCAGTTCCATTAATCCTTATGGTGGTTTTAATATAAGTTTTTCAGGTGATGAGGCATATTATCTAAATAAAGATACTGAGGTTTTAAGCAATCCAGAATGGCAAATTGGAGCAACTGAACAAACAATATCTGGAGTAGTAAAAAAGGCAGTTAATGATGGGAGAACGAATTGGCAAAATAATGATCAATTTAACGGTGTTCCAACATTCCAAGAATGGGTAACAACTACTGAGGATATAAACACAGTTCATAGAACAATTAGATATAGAGATTCAACAACAACCCCAGGTTTCCCAGTTGGAAAATATTTGTGGGAAATGTATTGGGATGGTAATGGCGGTCAAAGTGCAAAAGAAAATGGTGGTTTTGATCCTGGCCCAGGTGTTGGTGGATGGAGAGATGTCATCTTTAAATTGCCCAATGATCCTAAAAGATATGTTCCTAGTCAAAACACTGGTGGAGGTCATCCAGACAATAAATATTGGCACTTCTACATTGATATTCAACAGCTAAGAACTATTACACCATCGCCTCATTTTTCAGGGCTTGTTCCTGTTATTGGTGGAAGTGGTGTTGTTAATAGTTTGAGGGTTAATTTAACTGTCTACAAACAGGCTTATACAGATGGGCAAAATGTTACTCAATATTATTACTATGCCTTATGGAGTATTAATAGTAACTATCAAGGAATTGGGTTTAAAAATGGTGAAATTGCGCACTTGCCTAATGATTCAGATATTGCTGGTATTGGTCTTCCTGATCGAATACAAATTCAGTTAGAAGTTGGATCAAGACGAATAAAAATTGATGAAAAAAATCTAAACCCTTATGATGTTGTTTCTGATTGGAATGTATACGAGGGAGATCAAAATAGTAATAGAAATGAGCCAAGTCATGAGGTGGTTTATGTAAATGAGATTCTAAAACCTGTTGGAAATAGAGATGGTGCAGCGGCTAAATATAGTGATCTTGCATTTAGTGGAATAAGAATAAATAGTTCAAAAGAATGGACAAACTTTAGTCAGTTTTCTGCATACTTTAAAAAAGGAATCAAAATTTATGATCTTTTAAATTCTTCTATAAATGATAATGATGAAATTACATGGGCAAGTGATAAAGCTTCTAATTTATTTCCTGAGATAGCTTATTCATTGCTTTGTAACCCAGATTTTGGAGCTGGAAAACTCGTTGGAGTTAAATCTGTTGATTTTAGAAATATGAAAGATGCAGCGGATTTTTGTAAGAAAAATAATTTCTTCTGGGATGGAACAATTTCAAGCAAGATAAATCTAAGAGACTTTATTTTTGAACAGGCTGGATATTGCTTATTAGATTTCACAATTATTGGAGGTAAATTTAGTCTTAAACCTTCCGTTCCTGTTAATGGTCAAAATGTTATAGATAAAAATGAGCCGCCAAAAGTCATGGGGCTTTTTACTGATGGCAATGTCAAAGATCTACAGGTGAGCTTTCTGAGTCCAGAAGAGAGACAGGTGTTCTCAGCAGCAGTTATGTATAGAAGCGAAACTGAGAATGGGTTTCCAGAGACAAAATCTATTCTTGTTTCTCCCAATTATGGTTCTGAACAAGACCCCACAGAGAGCTTTGATTTGTCTGGATTTTGCACCTCTTACCAGCAAGCAAAAACCTTTGCCTGTTATGCCATTAATACAAGGCGTTTAGTTGATCATGGAATTACTTTTACAACGGCTCCTCAGTATCTGGAAAATATCAGTCCTGGTTCATATTTTAAATTAGTTAGTGAGGTGACTCATACTTCTAGGTTTAGAAATGGTGCTATCTCGGCTAATGGTGAGATTGTAAGTATGGATGGCTTAAAAGATTCTGTTGGTTATCCAAGCAATATTTCTATTTATTATTGGAAGCCTGGAACTGTTGGAGTTAGTGAAGCAACTCTAGATACAACAAATGTTGATGAGAGTCTTTATGGATCTGTTTTTTCTGTTAAAAACACAACGACAGAAAATAAAATTTATAAATGTGAAACTATTTCTTATGGGGAAGAGGGTTTAATAGAGGTATCTGGTAGCTATGCTCCAGTTGATGGAAATGGTAAATTAGCTGTCATGCAAAACTGGGATTTTGATTTTGAGGTAATAGGAGACTAATGGCAAATTCTGTTCCTTTTCCTCCCTCAATAAAAGTTTCAACAAGAAGCTATAACCCAGGGATTTATCCCAGTACTAGCTTTAAGAGTCTTGATGGCACAAAGACACATATTAGATATTCAAATAAAAGGGTAGATGCAACTTTGCAACTAGGTTTTGCCAATATTTCAGATAGTGATGCAGCTTTGATTTTATCCAATTATGAAAGTGTTAATTCTGATTGGGATTATGTGAGTTTTGATAATTCCAAAATCACAGATGGCATTGCCTCTAATTCTTTAAAAACCTTTTTAAATGAATCTGGAACATCTCTCAGATGGAGATATTCAAGCCCTCCAACTGTGACAAGTGTGTTCCCTGGTATTAGCAATGTGAATTGTAATTTTGTTGCTTGTTTAGATTCTTAGCCTTTGATTCTGCCTAAGGAATGATATTCATATAGAATAGATTCAACTTTTGACTAGGGGAAGTGGCTAATTTTTACACAGGCAAAGATGGGGAGCTTTTCATAGGAACCTCTTCATCTGCTGTAGGCCAAATAAAGAGCTGGAATTATTCCATGTCAATGGCAGTCTTAGAGACTACAAGTTTGGGTGATACTGACCGATTGATCACAGATGGTCTTAGATCTTATTCAGGCAGTGCTACAGCGTCTTATTACACAGCCCAAGCTGGTGGAACTTCTAATGTAAAAGCATTATTAGATGCTGCAATGAAAACTGGCTCTTCTGAGGGTGATGGTGTTAATGCTTCTTCTGACAAGGTAGTTTTGAAATTGCGATTATCTGAGGGAACAGGAGATTCAAACGCTAGAGATATTCAATTTGAAGTTTATATTACTGGTGTTTCAATGGGAGTCTCTGTTGGTGAAATAACTAATGTTGAATTTACATGGGAAGCAAATGGAGCACCTTACACAAATACAACTTTAATTAACTAATTGTGAAAGGAATTTATCTTGGACAATATGGTGATATTGAGCTGCAAAGAGATTCCTTAAATTCTTTTTTAGGAACTCAATTAGATCCTAGTGACGTAAATACAACACTAAAAAGATTCTCTGTTAAGGGTGCATCTGGGGCATTGATTACAGGAGATTATATAGATATTGAAACTGTAGATAAATCAAACCTTGAATTAGTAACAGGCCATAACTACCCAGATGGAGCTTGGTTTGTTCATGTTGATCCTTTAGGAGGGTTGAGATTATATACGACATTTGAAGCTTCAATTTCGGGTGGAGTAACAGCCGCTGTTGCTTTGTCTACTCCCAGCTCTAGTAAACAGATCAAAATTAAAACCAGAAATTCAAGATTTAGGCATCTTGCAAATATTACGAGCTTTGAAATTAGTACTATGAGAGACTCGGTTGATTTGACTTCTCTAGGAGATCAATTTAAAAGGCAATACGAGGCTGGATTGATTAGTGGTCAAGGAACTATTGAATGTTTATGGGAGCATAATCAAGCAAAAGTAAATCAAGAATGTGGAGATGATGGAGAATTTCCTTTTTATCTTGCTCAGTTAATTGTAAGGCTTACCCAAGGTGCTGATTTTAAATCTAGATTCTATATTTATAGAGATAATTCAAATACTTCAAATAGTGTTTGGTATCAGGCAGATTGTGTTGTAACTAATGTTGTAATAAGTGTTCCAGCAACTGAGCAAATCACATCAAGAATTGAATTTGTGACCAATGGAGAAATCAAGTTAAATACTGGATCAGCACCAAGCTATCTATTGCAAGAGGATACTTACAAGATTCTCCAAGAAGATGGAAGTCCAATTCTTTTAGAACAACAATAAAAAGCTTCAAGCAGATCTGCATCCTTAGGGATAATATAGATCTAAGGTTTTTTAGTTTGAGGTTATGCCAGATTTAGAGATTACAGGCTTGCCCATACTGTTGGAGGGTTCTGTTCAACCAGATGATGCTGCTGTAGTCGCAGACAAAAGTGCCAATGAGACAAAGCAGCTAACTGTTAAAGCATTCATTGCTGGTGGTGTAGCTGTTATTGATGATGGTGATATTCCTGCTATTAAGGTTGGAACATTAACGACTAATCAAGTTCCAACAATAGCCATCCAGAATTTGGCTATTACTAATGAAAAGATTGAGACTTCTAGTTCAGCCACTACGGGGATTGATGGAGGAACCAAGCTCCGAGATGGAACAGTTACTGTTGATAAATTTGATGCTTCTAAATTTGATAGAGGTTTAAGTGTTGTTAGTTCAAAGCTAGGAATCACAAATGTTGTAACTGGTGGAGCTGGAACAAAAAATGGAATTACATATTCAGTAGAAGGATTAATCGTTTCAGTTGCTGATTTAACAGCATCTGATCTAAGCCAAGCTGGTGCAACAACAACTGCATTAGGAGCTGTTTCTGTTCCTACTGCTGGAGCGTTGGCGATTGATAGTAATAGTGAAATATCACTTGCAGATGTTTCTGGTTTATCGGCTGGAACTTATGTTTCAGTAACGGTTAACGCAAAAGGCCAAGTCACTTCAGGAACAACAACTGTTCCTTCTTCTGCAATATCAACAGCAACTACAACTGTTAAAGGTGGTGTAATTGTTCCAAGTGATTCTGGGTTAGATGTAGACGCTAGTGGAAATATATCAATTGAAGCTCAATCTGGATTGACTGCTGGTGATTACACAAAGGTTTCAATTTCTACAAAGGGAATAATTACAGCAGCAACAAATATTTCTGGATCTGATATTCCTAGCCATAGTGCAACTCTTTTAACCAGTGGAGAAATACCAGCAGATCGAATTGGTAATAATGCTATTACGACAGATCGAATTTTAAATTCTGCTGTTAATGATTCTAAAATTTCAGGAGTTAGTGGAACAAAAGTTGCAACAGGAACTCTTTTACCAGCGGCAATAAATCCAAGTAATTTAGATCGAAGTATCAACGTAAGTGGAAGTGGAAATCTTGGAATTAATAATGCTGTTTCAGGTGGGGCATCAACAAAAAATGGAATCTCATTTAATAGTGAAGGGCTTATAACTTCTGTTTCTGATTTAAGCAATTCTGATTTAATCAATGCCAAAGCATCCACATCTGCTTTAGGTGTTGTTCAAGTAGGCAGCGGTTTATCAGTTACTTCTGGAGGCGTTCTTAGTATTTCTTCTGATGCAATTGGAAGTTCTGAGCTAGGAGATTCAAGCGTAGATACTAGTGCAATTATTGATTCTGCTGTTAATAATTCAAAAATATCTGATGTATCAGGAACAAAAATTACAACGAATACTATTCCAGCTACTGCATTAAATTCATCTAATATTGATAGAAGTTTAAATATTTCTGGAACTGGAAATTTAGGTATAAATAATACAGTTAGTGCTGTAAATGGAGCATTAAAAGTAAATTATAATGCCCAAGGATTGATTACTGGATCTAGTGCATTAACTGCCTCAGACTTAAGTTCAGTAATTGCAACAAGTAGTGCCATTGGTGTTGTTTCTGTTCCATCATCTGGTGGATTAAGTGTTAGTGGAACAGGTGAATTAAGTATTGCAGCAACAACAACAGCAGCCACAGTTAGAGGGATAGAATATAATTCATTTGGACAAATTGTATCTATATCTGCTCTTCAAAGTTCAGACTTAGTTACTGCAACTAATAGCGATAAAGGAGCTGTTATTATTCAAACAGGAGGAGGTTTAGAAGTAGATAATACAGGAAATTTATCAACGGCAGCGAGTGGAGTTAGTTCTGGAACTTATCAATCAGTTGTTGTAAATAATAAAGGTGTTGTAACTAGCGGATCTGGATTAACTGCTGCTCAAATCCCAGACCTTTCTGCAACACAAATAACCTCAGGAACCCTTGATGGAGGTAGATTTGCAGCTAGTTCTATTGCTGGAAATAAATTACAAGATCAGGCAATATGTAAATTTAGTGGAGCAACTTCTACTACTGGAGTTGTTCAATTTCCAAGTAATGGTGGAGACTCGACAGGTCAATTTTTCTTCGATTTAAGCAACGATGATTTATACGTTTTTGATGGAAATGCATGGCAACCATGTTCTATAACTTCAGGTGAAATTATATTTTCGGGAACATATTCGGCTCAAAATAACACCATTACCAGTTTGAGCAGCGCTGGTACTGCACAAGGGTTTACACTTGGTTCTGCTCTTGTGGCAGCGAGTGATGCGAATAATAGATACTATTTCGTATGTGATGCCTCTGGAACAGGAACTTCTCCAGCTCCAACAGAAACAATAAACCCTCCAGATATGATTCTAAGTAATGGATCATCTTGGGAAAAACTTGATATAAGTAATTTTATTGCTGGTCAAACAGCTTCTAATATTTCTGTAACTCCAAACACAGGTTCAGGCGGTGGTATTAACAATACAAATGTTCAATCAGTTTTAGAAGAATTAGATTCAGAGAAACTAAATAAAGCTGGTGGAGTTTTAACTGGTTCAATAACACTTAATGAAAACTCAACACTTATCTTTGAAGGTGCAACACCAGATAATTTTGAGAGTGTTTTAAATGTAGTTGATCCCACTGCTGATAGGACTTTACTGCTACCAGATATTTCAGGAACTTTGATCACTAATCAAGATTCTGGGACTGTTACGAGTGGAATGATATTGAATGGAACTATTGTTTCTGGTGATATTTCAGCAACAGCAGGGATACAACTAACCCAATTAGAAAACGTAAATTCAGCTCATATCATTGTTGGTTCAGCTTCTAATATTCCAACGGCTGTCAACATGACAGGGAATATTGGAATTAATTCATCTGGTTTAACGACTATCCAGGCAGGGGTGATTGTTGATTCAATGATTAGTGGTTCAACAACTATTGCAAGTTCAAAAGTTCAAAGTGGTTCAACAACTGTTGCTGGTGTTCTCCAATTATCTTCAAGTGTTTCATCTGCCTCAACTTCATTAGCTGCCACTGCAAGCGCAATCAAGACAGTAAATGATGCACTAACAACTACTACTTCAGTAGCCAATGCAGCGGTTGAAAAAGTCGGGGATACAATGAGTGGCAATCTTATCCTCGGAAATGCAAAGCAAGTCAGATTTTCAGAGCTAACTTCCTCAGGTGCAAACTATATTTCTCTACAAGCTCCAGATACGTTAGCGGCTGATACCAGTTACACCTTGCCATCTGCCTTACCAACTGCAAGCGGTCAAGTCTTAGCAAGTACAACAGGCGGTGTTCTTTCTTGGACAGAAGATCCTACAGGTGGATGGGTAACAAGTGGAGATAATATTTCTTACTCGGCTGGTGATGTCTCATTTATTGGAACATCTAATAAAGATATGGTTTGGGATAAGAGCGATTCGGCTCTTGAATTTGCGGATAATGCTAAGGCTACCTTCGGTGCTTCAGGAGATTTAGCTATATACCACACAGGTAGTCACTCAAAAATTGAAGATACTGGACAAGGGAAACTATGGCTTTCAGGAAGTGCTGTTTTATTCTCAAATACAGCAGGAAATGAGTCACTTGCTGAATTTACTGAAGATGCTGGTTGCACACTAAGATTTAACAACGGAGTAAAGATTGCGACGAGCGTTACAGGAGCCACGATTACGGGAACCTTAGTTGCTGATGGTTTAGATGTCGCTGGTGAGGTCGAAATATCTGGGACAAATGCTGTTGTGAAATTTACAGAGACAGATGCAAATCCTGATTTTGGAATCTTATGTAATGCAGGTCAGTTTAGGCTGCAAGATCTTACTAATACTGCCAATTTATTTACTGCAACTTCAACTGTTTTAACTTCAGTTTTACACCATGATTTTTA